AACACGGCATTTCAGCAGAAGCGATTAACGAAGCGTATTTTGTTGGGAGACAAGCTGGGCGATTGGATATGGCAAAAGATATTATGGGCGTGATCGGGGAGGTGCAATGGTGATGGAAGAATGGACATTGGGCGAATGGATTGACGTTTTGGACGATTGCGCTAATCAAGGTTTATATTTTGAAATCAGCGGAAAAACTGCGGGTTTTTTAAGCGATCAAATCAACCACCTGAGAGAAGAAAACGCCCGTCAAAGGCAAGAGATTATGCTTCTTAATTCAATGATACAAACAGAACATGAAATTATCCGTGTAGCCGCACTAAAGAAAGGTGAGTGATGGATAATCTTATTAAAAAGATAATGTCTTTCCCTGTACGTGATGACAGCCTGGCATTATTTTATGACACTTACCCAGAACCGCATTGGAGAGTAGAATTTTGTAATGGTGCAGCACATTGCGTCAGATTAGGGGAGGCTGATGGTGATTATGTGGCTAAGGGAAAAACAATAGAAGAAGCATTTGAAAATTTGATTGTTGTTTTAACTGCCGCATTGAAGGAGGGTGAGTGATGTGTTTTCAACTCAAAGGAACTGCAAGCATAAGAGATCCTGTGATGTGGCGGATATTCAATAGGATTGGAAATTGGACGAGGCGCACAAGGCCAAGATATCGCAAATACTGAAGGAGGGTGAGTGATCCTATTATATCACTTAGCGCCATTTTCAGCATACAAGTAACCGTATAATGTTACTTAACACTTACCCGCATATAGGAGGCCATACGTATGAGACATTGTATTACGATCTTTATAGGGCAATAAAAAACTTCGATAAATTAAAAGAAAATCTGTAATTGTTGTTGACACCGCGTGAGAAAGGTTTATTGTTGACATTGTTCGGGGCGCGGTGCTCCGCTAGATGGAGATGAGAGATGTACGCAGAAACCAAACTTACCATAAACGGCAAAGAGCTTCTTGTGTTTCATGTATTCCCACCTGTCCCAGTTCGTCATTGGGATTATATGGCCATATATGCTGAAGATGTTTGTGAAGAGTGCCACCCTTATGGCGAAGGAGCATCAATAGAAGACGCTGTCCAAAACCTGTTTAACAATGTGGAGATCTAAAATGATTAATGAAGATTTAAAAACCTGCTACGCCGAAGGTCATTACGCCTCTCGTACGGGCAAAAACATTTCTAGTAACCCATATCCCTATACACATAAGTTCTTTGCTGCTTGGCATGCAGGATTTACCGATGGGCTGTTATATATTCGTAATGAATTTCAGCGATTAACTGCCAAACACGAAAAATTGGTACAAGATTACACCCGTATGGTTAAAGAAAACGAGTCGCTTGCAAATGAAATGGAATATACTGAAAAACAAAAAGTTTTTATCGCAGATTGCCAAGATTTTATAGATGATGGTCGCCTTGGATTGTTGTTGGAAGATATAACTATGGATTATTTAAAATTATCGGTTAGGACACGTAGGGTTCTTGATAATAATAACATTAAAACCATAGGAGATTTGATAAGCAAAACAGAACGCCATATGTTACGTCTAAATGGTTTTGGTAGAAAAGGATTAAACGAGCTTAAAGAAGTATTACAAGAAATTGACCTTACATTCGCAAAAGAAGCATACTGATAGGAAACATCATGCCACGAGGCCGGAAGAAGGGCGCAAGCCACAAATATACTCCTGAATATCTAGATGACGCCCTACAAATGGTTTACACTGGCAAGTCAATGTCCCAAGTGGCTAGAGAGTTAGGTGTTCACCGACAAGCTCTTCATAGGGCATTTAAGCTACAAGGAAAGTTACCCCGAAAGGTCTTATGATGAGTAGCGATGCCCTCATACAACAACTGACGGCCAAAGCTTCCAACGAGGATGAGGTTGATAAAGATCTTTTACGCCTCACCATTATGCGGTTAAAACACGTTGAAGAAGCTTTAGCGTTCGTTGGTGTTGTATGTGGGCAATATAAATCAGACTACGCGCAGCAGTGCGCCGATGTTGCTTTCACCGTATATCAATTCGATCCACTAACCGATTATCGTTTGCACAGAGTAACCTTACAATGAGACAGCCATCCTTAGCCGAGCTATTTGTCGCCCTTGTTTACGCTATGCGTAATAATAATGTTGCGCGTGTGAAAAAAATCCGTAAAATGATCAATGCGTCCGTTCCTGTGGCGCGCCTCCCATGACTTAGGCTCCCTTCGGGGAGTCTTTTTTTTACCATGAGAATGATATGAGATATTTATCGGTCTGTTCTGGAATAGAAGCCGCCACTGTCGCTTGGCATACCCTTGGATGGGAACCACTGGCATTCAGTGAAATAGAGAAGTTCCCGCGCAAAGTATTAGAACACCACTACCCCAACACGCCATTGCACGGTGACTTTACCCTCCTACGCGAACAGGAATGGATTAAAGACGCCGATATCCTTGTGGGTGGAACCCCATGCCAAGCGTTCTCTGTGGCCGGACTACGCAATAGCCTAGATGACGACCGTGGTAACTTAACCCTAGAATTTGTGAGACTTGCAGATGCAATTGACGATCTTCGACGTACTGGAAACGGAACCATCATCGTCTGGGAAAACGTCCCCGGAGTTCTCTCCGTCAAAGACAACGCCTTCGGATGCTTCCTTGGTGCCATTGTCGGAAACGATACCCCTCTCATCCCGACAGGGGGAAAATGGACAAACGCGGGTATGGTTGTTGGCCCCAAAAGATCAGCAGCGTGGCGGGTTCTTGATGCCCAATATTTCGGAGTGGCCCAACGACGCCGTCGTGTGTTCGTTGTCGCAAGTGCTCGAGACGGATTCGATCCCGCAGAAGTTCTTTTTGAGCGCCAAGGCCTGCGCCGGGATACTCCGCCGAGCCGACAAAAGGGGCAAGAGCCTTCCGCCACAATTGCAGCACGCTTTGGAATCAGTCGCAATAACCACGAAGAATGTGTAAGCATGACTTTACAGTCCCGCATGGGTACTGCCGGATTTGATTTAGACACTGAAACCCCAGTGGTTCAAGTTTTTGATCGCCAACGTAGTGATGAATATGGGGAAGCCAATATAGCCTCAACCATAAGCGCAAGGGATTATAAGGATGCCACTGATCTTGTGGCGCAACCAGTTCCATTTGGTGTTGGTGAAAATCCCGATCTTGGGCATTGCCTACGTTCTGGTGCGTCTAAAGCCGATAAACATGAAAGCACGACTTATGTGGCGCAGCCCATCGCCTTCAGTTCAAAAGACTATGGGAATGACGCGACAACGAATCTATCGCCGACCTTGAGGGCGATGCCGCATTCGGGCTCACATGCTAATGGTGGTGGTCAGATGGCGGTAGTTCATGCAGCGGCGGGTTACATGGCTATCCAACAAATGGCCGTCCGCCGCCTGACTCCACGGGAATGTGAGCGTTTACAGGGTTTCCCAGATGACTACACTGCAATACCAGGAGCGGCTGATGGCCCACGATACAAGGCTTTAGGAAACAGTATGGCCGTGCCAGTCATGGCGTGGATCGGTAACCGTATTGCAATTAAATCGACATGATACCAATGGTATAGACCAACGGCATAAGGAGAACACAATGACAAAACGTGCATTATCAAAAGAGATTATGATTGAAACCTTACGTATCTATGAGGCCTGTGGGAAAAGCGTAACCGCCGCGTCACGCGCTGCAAACATACCACGAAAAACATTTGATTGCCGCCTTGAACGCGCTTTTCAAGAGTATCCAAAAGGATTGCCAGACGTCCCAACCCTTGGCCAATGGATGTATCCCCGCATGATCCCTAAAGAAGCGCCGTCAACGGTGTGGGCTGTAGGATCAGATATCCACATATGGGATGGCGATCCTCCTTTAATTTATAAAGCCTTCGTTAAAGTATGTAAAATGCTTAGAGTAGATGGAATCATCCTCAACGGAGACGTTATTGATGGCGCTAGGATCTCAAGGCACACACCGACCCGTGGGTCACGAGCACCAAAAATTGAAAAAGAAATCGAAACCGCCAAAGCTTGGCTCAAACTACTCCCAAAAGCCCGTCACCGTCTGTGGACCATGGGAAACCATGATATTCGAATCGACAACTACATCGCATCTAACGCTTCCGAGCTGGATGGATACATCATGTCCCTCGCCGAACATTTCCGAGACTGGGAATTTGCGTGGGGATTTGAAATCAACGGGACAGAAATACGTCATCGTTTCCGATCAGGGATCCATTCTGCCTATAACTCTTCCCAGCACGCGGGAATTAGCATGGTTACGGGCCACACGCACCAACTTCAAGTCACTGCTGTCCGAGACCGTCGAGGATCCCGTTGGGGCGTAGAGACCGGCACCCTTGCCGATCCACATGGCCCACAATTCCAATATACAGAAGGTGCCCCGTCCAGGGCTCAACAGGGCTTTGCCATTCTTACATTTGATGAAGAGGGTATAATGATGCCCCCGGAACTATGTGAACTGATTAACGGCCGTCCAGTGTTCCGAGGGCAGTACGTCTTGTAGGGTACGGGCTATACCAATAGGGTAACCCTATTGAGCATTGTCTTAAACCACACCCCCGTACAGCGTGGTAGCAGTGTGTCTAACAGTGACGGACAATCTGCCGCTAGGCTTAACCAGAACACACACCAGTTATAGCCGATTTACATTAAGCCTCTTCAGCCTCTTCGCCTTCTTCCTCGTCATCAAGTTCAACGAGCTTGTCTTCGCCGTCTTCGTCCTGCGTGAGCATGAGAATTGGCTTTTCAAAGGCTTCCTGCATTAGATCAAAGTCGTCAGCTAACTGTTCAAACGTTTCGCCGAACGCAGTCGAATCTTCTTCTGACCAAAACTCGATCTCGTCGTTCTCGTCGTAGTACACTTCACGGATCACGAACTGATCGTCATCGAAAATCGAATCACTGGACTTTGGGATAAACACCACACGGTAGTTCCAAGTCATATCATCGCTCCTATCGTCGTCGGTTATAGGGGTCATGGGCACGCCCCACTCAAATGAAATCACGGTTGCAGTAGTCAAGTTAGTCATTCTGGTCATTCTCCTTCGGTTGGGGAACAGGCTCTTTGACCATACCATAGTTGCGATTTGATGACACCGGAAGGTTATGGATATTTCAGTTGGAATGGATATTTGGGCAAAAAATACATATTAAGTTATTGATAAAACACAATAAAAATGCTTTAACTTATACATAGTTACTTATTGCCTGAGAGACAGAGATATAGAGGTAAAGATAGTATAAGATATAAGAGTAGCCTGACACTGTTTTGAGGGTAATAAGAGAGAGAAAGTAGTATTATCTATATATATA